ACCTATGGCACTTGTTGAAGCAAGCAACACGGCAAGAAAAGAATATAATGATTGCGTTAATCGTCAACAAAGACTACTCAATGATCTAAAAGTTAAAAGAAGCGAAAGGCTTAGCAAACAAGTAAAAGAAAACGCTAGTATATTAAATCTCGTTGAGATGTGGAAACAAGAAGAATCTAGGCAAAAATTAATTAAAATGGCAGAGCTTAGAAAAAATGTTCTTAGAAAAGAAATTGAAAGACTTGGGACAATGGACGAGCTAAAATCAAAAATATTAGGTATATCTGAGGAAGATATTTTAAATGGATGAGCGTAATATGTAAAGTTGATGGTAAGGAATTTAAAGATGAAAAAAGTCTTCATCTTGCGTTAAAAGGTTATGGTCTAAATAAAGTTAAATATTATCAAACTTATTATACCCGCAGAGACCTCTTAACAAATGAATTAATAAATTTTAAAACTAAAGAACAATATCTTGGTAGTGATTTTAATGATAAAAACAACATGAAAAAATGGCTAAAAGAACAGCCTTTAGAGAAAGCTCAGGAATATTGCAAAGAACTTTTAATAAAAAGAAAACAAAATAAAAATTTAACTTATTCTCCAACCCAAGTTGAACTTAGAACTGTTATGGCGCCGTCTATATTATTTTATAATAAGATTTTTAAAGATTATTACGATATTTGCTCTTCTATAGGATTAGAGAATAAATTCATTCATCCAAATCTTATCAATAATCAGTTTAAAAATAAATTAACTCAAAAAGATACTATATATGTTGATACCAGAGAGCAGAGTTGGTTAAAATTTGACGTCCCCTTTGAGATTAAGACTCTCTCGTTTGGAGATTATGCTTGCTCTAATAATAATTGCAATTGCTTTATTGAGAGAAAAAGTTTAAGCGACTTTATTAGCACACTAAGCGTTAAGAACTATGATAGATTTAAAAATGAAATAAATAAAGCTTTAAATAATAATTCTTATATTATTGTTATGGTCGAAGAGACTCTCTCAAACGCTTTAAGTTTTCAATATTTGCCTCATATTAGCAAAAAAATTAAAGCAACTCCAGAATATATATTTCATAATGTTCGTGAACTTTTACAAAATTATAATAATTTACAATTTCTTTTTGTGGACGGAAGAAAAGAAATGACTAGAGCTATTGAAGCTATTTTTAGCAGCAAATGTTTTTATAAAAAGATAGATCTTCAATTAGCTTATGATATGAAAGTTTTATGATATATTGTCCAGACAAGTATAAAAAAAGTTATCCAGATATTAATAAAGAATTATCTGAACTAAGAGGTATTCTTAACGATAAAGAAGCTAAAATCACTTTAGCTAAATTTTTAAGAGCAAATTTAGGATTTACTACAGAATTAATTAGTGGAATTAAATTAGCTCCTTATCAAGAAATTCATCTTAAAGCTTTATTAAATAGAAATTTTAATATGTGCATATGGGGAAGAGGCTGTGGAAAATCTTTTGTTGCTGCTGTATTTTGTTTTCTACAATGCGTATTTGAACCAAATACAAAAATATTAATTGCAGGACCTACTTTTAGAACTGCTAGATTTATATTTAATAATCTAGAAAAAATTGTTGATAGTAAAGGCGGTGAATTATTAAAACAAGCCTTTGGCGCGAAAAGCAAAAGAAATGATCAATATGAATGGCAGATAAATGGGGGAAGTATTGTAGCTATTCCATTAAGCGGAGAAAAAATACGAGGTTTTAGAGCTAATGTTCTTGTGCTTGATGAGTTTCTTTTATTATCAGAAGATATTGTTAAAACCGTGCTTATGCCATTTTTAGTTGCACCACAAAATATGAAAGAGCGCATGGAGATAAGAGAAATTGAAGATAATCTTATCAAAGAAGGAGCTATGAAAGAAGAGGACAGAATAGTTTTCCCTAATAACAGCAAAATGATAGCTCTTTCATCTGCAAGTTATACTTTCGAGAATCTTTATAAAACTTATAATGAATGGACAGAAAAAATTATTTCAAAAGATGAATATGAAGCGACATATTTTGTATCTCAATTAAGTTATGAAGCCCTCCCAGAAGAAATGATAGATAAAACAATTATTGAAGAAGCTCAAGCTGGAGGATCAAGTCATAGCAGTTTTCTTAGAGAGTATTGCGCTAGATTTATAGATGGTAGTGATAGTTATTTTAGTGCTAAAAAAATGGAAGAATGCACAGTTCTAAATGGTCAAACTCCACATACTCTTATGAAAGGATTATCTAATAAAAAATATATTTTAGGAATTGATCCGAATATGAGCGATAGTCCTAATGCGGATTATTTCGCTATGGCAATTATTGAATTTGATGAAGAAACGAAAACAGGTACATTAGTACATACATATGCTGGCCTTGGAAATTTAAAAAATCATGTGCAATATCTATATTATCTTATGACTAATTTTAATATTGTTTTTATGATTCTTGATAATGCTGGCGCAGATGTATTTCTTTCAGCTTGTAATGAATCAGAGTTATTTAAAAATAATAATCTTAAAATAAATTCTTTTGAATTTAATTCAGATTTAGAAGGCTTAGATTATGACCAAGAGATAAAAAGAGCAAGAAATTCTTATAATTTAGAAAATAAGAAAATAGCTTTTAACCAAGTATTCACTAGTAGCTTTATAAGAAAATCTAATGAGCATTTACAAGCGTCTATTGATTATAAGAAAATATGGTTTGCTAGCAAAACTTGCGCTAATGATAATTTCTTTGAAAATCAATTTAATCAAAATATACCTATAGACTTTATGAAAACAGAAGAGAAGAAAGATTGGTCAACGCTAGACTTTATAGAGAACCAAGATGATTTTATATATCAAACCAAAAAACAATGCACTCTTATAGAGCACTCTTCTACAGCTAGAGGAACTCAAAGCTTTGATTTACCACAACATCTTAAAAGAAGCTCTTCAGCCAATAAAGCTAGAAAAGATAATTATTCTGCACTTTTATTAGCAAATTGGGCTTTGAAGTGCTATAATGATATAATAAACGCGCCAAAAGATGATATATCCAACACATTTACCCCAATAATGATAAAATAAGTGTAATAATTATATTAAATGAGCAAAAAAACTAAAAAAGTAGAAGAAATTAAAGCCTCAATAGCTGTGCCAATCTCAGAAGCAACGCCCTTAATGGTTTATGGTAGTGATATTAATAAGCCAAAGATTAAAATGTCAGAGGTTAGAGCGGCATCAACAAGCTCTAGAAGGAATGCGGCATCATCAAATGAAAGAACTAATAGATTTACAAATATTGACACTGGACTAATACCATTTAGATATTCTACTTATGTCAAAAATTTATCTACTTTAGATGTAAGAGACGCAATTATACTTTGTCAAAAAGCATATTATAATGTTGCAATTTTTAGAAATACTATTGATTTAATGACTGAATTTTCTAGTAGCCCAATATATTTAAGTGGTGGTAGCCAAAAAGCTAGAGAATTTTTTGAAGCCTATTTTAAAAAGATTAATCTTGCTAGTTTTCAAGATCAATTTTTCCGTGAATATTATCGTAGCGGAAATGTTTTTGTATATAGATTTGATACTGCTTTAAATGCAGAACAACTTCTTAGGGTAACTCAAACTTTTGGTTCAAAATTAAAATCTATAGCTCAAGACGGCAGCGTAAAACTTCCAGCAAGATATACAGTTATCAATCCTGCAGATGTTTATGTTGGCGGCACAGTAAATTATTCTTTTAATATCTATTATAAACTTCTTAGTGATTATGAATTAGAAAGACTAAGAGATCCTAAAACTGATGAAGATAAAGAAGTCTATGACTCTTTACCAGAAGAGGTGAAGAATCAAGTTAAGAGTAAAGCTAATTCTTACATCTTACTTCCTCTTGACGGCAAAAGACTTGCTGCTGTTTTTTACAAGAAGCAAGATTATGAGCCACTTTCTATTCCAATGGGCTTTCCAGTATTAGATGATATTAATTGGAAATTAGAGATGAAAAAAATGGACATGGCAGTTACAAGAACAATGCAACAAGCGGTTCTTCTTGTTACTATGGGGACTGATCCAGAAAAAGGTGGAGTTAATCAAAAGAATTTGCAAGCGATGCAATCTCTTTTCGAAAACCAAAGCGTTGGCAGAGTTCTTATTGCTGATTATACAACAAAAGCACAGTTTGTAATTCCAGACATCGGTAATCTTATTGGACCTCAAAAATATGAAGTTGTTGATAGAGATATTCAAATTGGTTTAAATAATGTGCTTATTGGTAGCGAAAAATTTGCTAATCAAAGTATTAAAGTCCAAGTTTTTGTTGAAAGATTAAAACAAGCTCGTGAAGTATTTATTAATGAATTTTTAGTACCAGAGATTCGCAGAATGAGTAAAGATCTCGGTTTTAAGAATTTTCCAACTCCATCTTTTGAAGAGATGAATCTTAAAGATGATGTTCAATATTCTAGGATATTTAATAGACTAATTGAACTTGGAGTTCTTACCCCAGAAGAAGGTCTTCAAGCTATTGATAGCGGTAGGCTTCCAACAACTCAAGAATCGGTTGAATCTCAACTTAAATTTAAGCAATTTAAAGATCAAGGATTGTATCAGCCAATTATTGGTGGTGGAGCAGCTCAAGCTGGTAGGCCATCTGGATCAACAGGAGTTCCTCAATCAACAAAAAATATATCTCCTATAGGCGTAAACGCTAACTTTTCTGTAACTAAAATAAAAGAAAATATATTAGCTAGTCAAGATTTAGAAGAGGAAGTAAAATCTGCGGTAAGAAAGAAATTTAATGTTAAAAAATTAAGCAATCAACAAAAAGAAGATGCAGAAAAGATCTCTGAAATTATTATAGCTAATGAATCCCCAGAGAACTGGACGGCTAAGATTAATGAATATCTAGAAAAGCCTTTTGATCAAAATCAAGACCAAATTAATAAAATTCAAGAGATAGCCTCAGAACATCAGGTCACAAATTATTTAGCAAGTTTATTATATCATAGTAAATCTTAATTTTAGAAGTGTAAATCTTTAGATGCGCACATTTAATGGTTTACAAATATTTACAAGTCAGTTGACAAATAGCGGTCAATTAGACCTTAGATATGCTAGAATCACAGGAAATGATTCTGAAGTAAATTTAAACGCAGGTATTCGCCTTGGCGAAGGTTCTCCACCAACTGGAGTTTATGCTCCAGGATATAGTGGACAGGTGGCCTGGGACAATCAATTTATGTACATATGCTCCAGCGGCAATGGAGCGAATGGTAAATGGTTTGCATTACCAATCTATGTAAACTGGACAAAGGCATAAAACTATGGCAAATGCATTGGAACAGTTATATTTAATTAAAGTTAATCCAGACGGAACAAAGGGCGAGATTCCTGCTTCAGAAGCAAATTTTTTAGTAGGAACATCTGGAGCTGCAGATTTTGGATATCAAAGCATAATCGGAAATGGAGCTTTTGCTTCTAATATATTAGGAGGCGTAAATAATCAAATCCATATAAGTAGATCTACAATCGTTGGCGGTGGCGCGAATGTTATATCTGGCATAAATCCAGGAGATAGATCTTCATATATAGGAGGAGGTTTTCGTAACTGTGCAATTGGATGTTATAATGTAGTAAATGGAGGATTTTTAAATAAAAATAATGGTTTCGTTTCTGTTATTGGAGGTGGAGATTCAAATTCTTTAATTTCAGATAACGGTTTTATTGGTGGTGGTAGTCAAAATTGTTTGATTGGAAATAATAATTATTCTATAGAAGAAGGAAATTTATCTGATTATTCTGCTATAGTTGGTGGTAGAGAAAACCGAATATCTGGGCAAGCGTCGTTTATTGGCGGAGGCTCCTTGAATATAATCTGTGGAGGAGCAAATTCTTATATTGGTGGCGGCACAAGTAATTGCGTTCTTGCAAATTATGGTTATATAGTTGGAGGCAGATGCTCGGTAGTTCAAGCGAATCACCCTGGAGCAGCAGTATTAGGAGATGGTCAAAATAGGCCTCATCGTTCTTCTGGACCTGATACTTTAACACTAGATTTTGCAAGTGGAGTTTATATTAAAGATAGAATTATATTTTTAACAAATAGTTATATACCATCTTCCTCTAGCTCTTTTGGAGTCTCAGGCCAAATTGCTACAGATTCTAATTATATTTACTCTCATAATGGTATAAAATGGCGTAGAACAGCTCTTTCTGAATGGTAATTTGATATTTTTTGAGATTTTTGTGTAATTCCATTAAATGCGCACATTTAATGGTTTACAAGTATTTACTCAGCAACTAACTAATTCTGGACAATTAGACGCTAGATATGTTAGAATTACTGGCAATCAAAACGTAGAAGATCTTAAAACATTTAGTGATGGATTAATATTGTCTGGACCTTCTGCGCCAGCATCCTCTGATCCAGTAGCAACTCCAGTTGGATATGTTGGTCAAATGATCTTTTCCACGCCACATATCTACATTTGTACTGAAGCAAATGGTGGATTGTATACATGGAAAAGATTAATGATTCAAAATTTTTAAGGATAAATTATGGCTCTTAAATCAGTACAAACATATGAAGTAAATGGGAACGGAGTTCTTACCGCAGTACCTAACTTTATCTTTCAAACCGATACAACTGGATCAGTAATTTTGGGTGGAAAGTGCAGCGAGATACTATATGATAGTAGTAATTCTCCAGATATAACATTAAGTTATGATGCTTTTGGATGCTGGTCTGGGCCTTTTGCAAATTTTGGAACTTCTTCTGCTATTGGAGCTGGAAGCTGTAATCTTATTAAAGATGCACAAGCCTCATTTATTGGTGCTGGACAAAATAATTATATAAGTGGACAAACCAAAGTTTGTTACATAACAACTGCGGCTCCTACAGTCTTTCAAGATACTTCTTTTGGTTCTAGAAGTTTTATTGGAGCAGGAACAGCTAATACAATTTGCAGTCCTAAATCTACAATTCTTGGCGGCCACGGAAATACAGTATTAGGAAATACTTGTTGGTTTGGTGGAGTTTTCCCAGAAGATGAATATTATACAGGAAACGCAGTATTTATGGGTCCAGGATATTGGAATCCTCACCAAGTACGTTATGGTCCAGGATACAATGTAATTGCTGGAGGAAAAAAGAATTATTTAAATGCAGCATATTCTATTATTGGTGGAGGATTATTTAATTGTATTGACTCTGTAACTGAAATTAAAAGTAGCGTGGGTACATATGTTAATGGATTACCAAGTGGTTTATATAATTTTATTGGTGGTGGTTATAGCAATCTTATAAAAAATTCATTTAGTTCAGTTATTGCTGGAGGTAATGATAATGCTATAGATCTTTCTAATAACAGCTCTCTTGTTGGAGGATGTAGAAATGTAATATCTGGCTCAAGCGCAAACAATAGTTTGGTTGGTGGGTTTTGGAATAGTATTATAGGTAATGGAATCTATCAATTTATGGGAGGTGGTTATAGAAATCTAATATCTGGTGCAAGTTTCTCAGCTTTACTTGGCGGAGCAGAAAATTCAATAATTAGTAATAATCTTATTGGCAGAGCGCAAGATGCATTAAATGTAATAGCTGGAGGATGTAGAAATATAATTTTTGGTGGCTGTAGTTCAATTATTGGTGGTTCAAATAATTTAATAACTAACACTATTTGTTCTTCTATAATAGCAGGATCAAATAGTACAATAACAGCAAGATGTGCAACAATTTTAGGTGGTAGATGTACAGTTGTATCTCATACGGGAGCATTTGTAATTGCAGATTCCACTTCGAGAATTAAAAACTCTCCAGGAGAAAATACGCTGACTTTAGATTTTGCTTCTGGAATAATTTTTAGGTCTGAACATATACCATTAACTCCTACAAGTAATGGATACAGCGGTCAAATAGCCTATGATAGTAATTATCACTATAGACATAATGGAACAAATTGGACAAGAACAGCAATGTCCATTTGGTAAAGTTTAAAATGGCGCAGAACGGCTTTAGCAGAATGGTAATTGCATATTTTTAAGATTTTTGTGTAATCTTATTAAATGCGCACATTTAATGGATTACAAATATTTACTGAGCAATTAACTAATAGTGGTCAACTAGACCAAAGATATGTTCGTATTAGTGGAAATAATCAACCCGCAAATATATATTTTGGTAATCTAACTCAAGAATATGATTTTTTAAAAAATACAAACTTTAATATAACAAAAACTATGAATATATTTTATTCAGATGACGGAGGAAATTATACGGGTTATATGCCAGATGTTGTAGATAGTAAGATCATTTCTATAAAAAATTTAAGTTCTAATCAACCACTAACTATTAGTGGATATGCATCAAATCAAATATTTGATATGTCAGATGAACTTTTATCAATTAGTGCTCCTCAAGGTGTAAATTTGATTGGTATAGTTAATAATACCTATACTGGTTGGGTTAACTTATTATCTAGTCAAGGAATATCTTAATATGGCAACGATTAATTCAATATACTATAATTCGCTAGGTAAACAATTATTTATTGATAATAATACTAATCAGTTTGTGATTTCTGGATATAGATTGTCTTTAGATGCAAATTTAAATAGAGATTTAAATATTGTGTCTGCTCCAGATAGTACAGGAGATTTTGGAACTAAGGGTAATATAGCTTTTGATGATAATCATATTTATTATTGTATAAATACAAATACTTGGGTAAGAGCGAGATTAGCTTCATGGGGAGCTGGTCTTCAAGATCCTCTAATATCTCCTGTTCAACTTCCTGTTTCTCCTCCATCAAATTGGTGGGAATTTACATCTGATGCAACAGACGCAATTGGATCTTATAATTTTCAAAATCCTACTTCTAGTCAAATATCTTTTAGTGCAGTCGATGGTTTTAGAAACCCATCCTATAATGGATGTCTCTTAAATTATACATCAAATCTTATTGAACCAAGCGTCTCAAATATAGATTTTTCTATAAGTTTTGAAGTGAAATGAATTAATAATGGATTTTTAATGGGTAATCCATTCGGTAAATTAGGTTTTCATTTCGAATTTGTAAACCCTTCAAATACAAACTTTGGTCCATATTTATCATTTTCTTTGGGTAGACATGGTAAAGGTTTTGTTTATAATTGGATAAGAGCGGTATCTAATTCGCAGATTAGTAATTCAGCATTTACACAAGTGGTTGCTACAAATGATTCAGCAAGTAAAATAATAAAACTATATATTAATGGCACACTAGAGAGATCAACATCATACGCAGCTTATCAATTAGGTTCAATATATAACAACCCAAGCTACCAGGGTTGGGGAATTGGAGCTAGTCCAAATGGTTCTGCCTATGGTTTCCCTGTTAATTCAACGGAATATTGGAGTAGTTCAAATGTTAAATATATGGGCTTTTGGAAAAGAAGAGCTTTATCTGCTGAAGAGGTTGCTTATTTATATAATGGCGGTAATTTTAGAAGGTATCCATTTGTATGATCTCAAATAATGAAGTAATTTTTAAAGCTGTTCGCTCTGATGGAACATTAGAAGGATATGTTGAAAATAATTTTAATTTTACTGCTATTTGCTGCGGACAAACATTAGTAGGTGGAAAAAATAATATTTTATCTGGAAATTATACTACTGTTGTTGGTGGAAGTAATAATACTATAATTGGATCCCATACATCAATCCTCGGCGGACAAAACAATTATGGATATGGTGAGCATATTTCAATAGTTGGTGGACAAAATAATCGCGCATTAGCTTCTGGATCATCAATAGTTGGGGGAGAATCCAATCAAACATGCTCAAATAATTCTTTTATTGGCGGAGGAATTTATAATTGTATTACAGATACAAGTCAAAGATCTTTCGTTGGTGGTGGAAATAGTAATGTTAGTGCAGCTAATTTAGCAGTTATTGCTGGCGGAGAATGCAATTATATTAATGGTTTTAACTCATCAGTCGGAGGAGGATTTTGTAATGTAGTAGATGCACCACATTCTACTATCGTAGGTGGTGCAAGAAATACTATTTGTTGCGGAGGTGAAGGGCGTGGAAATATAATTGCTCATGGTGATCAGAATCAAATAGGAGCTGTAAATTGTTATTCTTTTATTGGAAATGGATGTCTCCATCACGCTGCGCCTAATTCAAGTAATACTTTCATCGGTAATGGAAATTGTAATGGAACATATCTCTCAGATAGCGCGGTAATACTTAATGGAACTCTTAATTGCATAAATTCAAGTTGTAATACAATTTTAAATGGATTCTGTAATGAAATTAGAGGTGGTTTTTCCTCGTCAAATTTAATTGGTGGTGGAAATGAAAATAAAATAGGGATCACAACATCTGATGGATGTTCTTGGTCAAAATATAGTACTGTTTTAAATGGATTGTTTAATTGTATAGTTGGCACAAATGTCGCTGGCGAATGCGAAAATATAAGTCTATTTTCTTCAATTCTTGGTGGTTCGAATAATATTATCCGAGGAGACTATGGATCAATTTTGGGTGGGTCATGTAATACGATTGCGGCAAATAATGGTTTAGCATTAGGTGGAAAATGCATAAATATTACCCATAATGGATCAGCAGTAATTGGCGATTCAACAGTTAATCTTAAAAATTCTGAGGGCGCATTCACTTTATCTCTTAATTTTAGTAATGGTACATTTGTTAAAAATAAATTAATGTTACATAATACAAGCTCATCGCCAACATCATCGAGTTCTGCTGGAACTAGCGGACAAATGATTTTAGATTCAAATTATCTTTATTATCATAACGGATCACAATGGCGTAGAACAGCACTTTCTGAATGGTAAAATAAATTTAAAATAAAAGTGTAATCCTATACAAGGATTAAGGTATATGGGTATAAATAGAGTAATTTACAATACACAAGGGCTATTTATCTCTCCATTCTCTGGAGAGCAATCTGCTGGAAAAGATTATTTTTTATCTAATACTAGAATTTTAAAAAGAATAGAAAAATTACAAAGTTTTAATTATTCGATACAGAAAAATGAACTAAATGTTAAAAGTTTTGGCCAGAAGCAAAATATATTTCGTGGACAAGGTTTAACGCCAGAAGTTAATTTTAATTTTTCTTATATTCCTGATGGAGTTACAAATGAAAATAGATTAGATTTTAATGTTAATCATTTTTCTGGGTCTAATCTTCCAATGTTTTCTGGAATTTGCTCAAATGATCAAAGTTTAAATAATAGAGACTTTTATCTTGTGGTAAATAAAAATAACAATGATATCTTTTCTGACAATGCAACCTTTAATAGTTCAATAACAAATCCATCTAATCTAACTCAGGTCATAGACTCTAATTCTAGAGATTATGATCTTATTCATTTTCAAGATTGTTATCTTAATGAATATTCTTTTAATATTAGTGTTGGAAATTTACCAGAAGTAAATCAAAGTTATACGGCAGATAATATGATCTTTTATGTAAGTGGATCTGGAATAAGATATTCTTATTTAGATTTAAGATCTGGAATCAACATACAAAATCATGAAAATATAATTATACCAAAAAATTTAAATTATAATCAAACATCAATTAGCGGCCAAAATATTTTACTTCCAGGAGATGCAAATGTTTCATTCTTTACAAATAATACCACAGGAGTTTTATTCTATAATGACACAATTCAAAGCTTAGATTTTAATCTTAATTTTAATAGAAAAGCATATAGATCAATTAATTATAAACTTCCACTTTTGCGTAAAATAGAGTTTCCAGTAAATGGAGTTTTAAATACAAGTTTTGTTATAGATAATACATTATCTGGATCATTTTTAGATACATTAAATAGAGATGATGATTACAATATAGTTGTTAATTTTAATCCATCAAAAGTTGGAGTTGACAGAACAAGATTTATTTTTAGTGGATGTAAATTTAATAATATCACTTACGACTCCTCTATAGGCAGCAATAAAACAGCTAGTTTAAGTTTTAATTTTGATCTTGATCCAGATTTTGGCAGAAGAGGAATATTTGCCAGCGGTAATATATTATATGGCATATTAAATAATACAAAGAAAGTATTGATATTTTAAATAATTGTTATAATTGGTAATGGAAAAATAAATTTAATACCATTTTTAATAGCAGTTTTTTCTCTATTTAAAATTTCATTTTTGAAATGATATGGTCCAACTAGATAAATATCTGCGTTTTTTCTACTTTCTTTCTCGCTAATTATTGGTATGCCACTTATAGTTTTTGCTCCAATTTTTTCTTTGCTTCTTTCTGCTGCACAATCAATTAATTCTTTACCTATATTGCAATAAGATAAAATTGTATTTAATTTAGTTGACATTCCATATATATGTATTTTTTTATTTTGTTTTTTTAGTTTTTTTAATAATTTTATTAGTTGATTTTTATGTTTTATCATTCTTTCTTGAAATTTTTTATAAGTTTTATAATTATCACTATTTTCTTGAAGCTCTTTATTTTTTAGATTAAATACTTGTTTTTCAAAATTCTTGTTTTGATAAATATTATTCTCTTCTTTTATAACCCAAACTCGTAAAGAACCAGCGTTAACATTATTTTCTTCGATCTTTAAAATTTTTAAATTAGATTTTTTTAAAATATTCTCAAAAGTTTTCATAGAATATAAGCATAGATGTTCATGCACCATGCCATCATAGGCTAAATTTTTAATTACGGCATTTAAGTAAGCAAATTCCACAATCCATATTCCATGGTCATTTAAATTTTTTTCTATATTTTTACAAAAATCTAATGGATCATTTATATCATAGAAGCAAGCGATTGATAAGATAATATCAAAAGTTTCTTTTATCTTTTCGCTAGGATAAAAATCATTTATTGTTTTAATTTTTTTGAATTGATTTTCATTTATAATGTCACTAGGATCAATGCCAATTTTTTGAATATTAGATGGATATTGTTTTAATAAGTATAAATCATTCGCGCCAATATCTAGAATATTTTTCACTTTAATATTATTTCTATTAAAAAAGTCTAAACTATCTTTTGCAATTTTTTTTAAATGTTTTCTCATGGTGCGTGATATAGAACTTCTGTAACCATAATTTGAATATAATATTTTGGGATCAATTGTTACAAAACTTTGCACTAATCCGCACCCGCCAGTTTTAATATTACAAATTTTTATTATAGAGTTAATTTTATCTTTAATTGGTTCTTTTTTATTTTTGTATATAAATGCGCCTTGAATGCTTTGTTTTTTTAAATCTATTATTTTTTTTAAATCTTTATGTTTGCAAAATCTACATTTTGATATATTCTTAAACATTAAAATATTATATATTTTAAAAGATTATATTTCAATTTATTTTAGATAATCACTTATTTAAAAGTTATAATATAGTGTAATCTATTATGAAAAATATGCTATCTAAATTATTTGGCCCAAATTGGAGAACTAGCACATCAGGCATAGTAACAGTAATTGCTGTTACCACGGCTTTTGTTATCCATGGAGATAATTCTCTCGTTGCATTCTTGCCAGATAAAGTTGAAGAATTTATTGTTGGATTATCTAAATTAATAGCTGTTGTTAGCGGTGTGATTTTTGCTCTTACTGTTAAAGATAGTCATGTAACAGGAGGAGATGTTCCTCAAACAGTAGAAGCAAAGAAAAGAGTACAAAAAA